TAAATATACAGATAAACATTTATACAACATAGTCAACACATATATTCACATTATTTAACATTTAATTAATTATTTGCATATTTTCGCTATTTGTTCTATTTGTTATTAGAAGTATTTTTCATAAAATATTCCTTCCGAATGGCTGGTCGCTGTTTTTTTTAAATTTTTTTCTCCAAATTAAATTTCTTTAAGAATGACCAGCCTTTTGCTATATTTAGTATGTGAAAGAGTCCGACATACAAATAGAAGTAGTAGATTGGTTCAAATCTAAGCAATCAGAATACAGGTTCAGAATATTCTCAGTTCCCAATGAGGGTCAAAGAAAAGTGTGGTTTTTAAACAAATTAGTAAGAATGGGACTAAAATCTGGTGTTCCTGACCTAATACTTGAGTTTCCTGAGGGTCGTATGGTTTATCTTGAGATCAAAGCTGAAAAAGGAAAGTTATCAGAAACACAGCAAAATTGGTTAAAAGTCTCCAATGTCTTTAAAACACCCCACTACATCATAAAAGGCTCTGTAGACGCAAATTTAAGCCTTTTAGAGGGTATTTTAGATTTATATCCTGATGCTAAGATCAAATCTGACAAAAATCCTTTACAACCCCAAGAGGTATAACATTTCTGTCTCCAAACCCACCATCTAGGCTGTAACTAGCAAAAGTATATAAATTGTTCTTATCTTTCTTAAAGATAAATGCGTAAGTAATAATCTCAACAGGTTTCATTTTTGTAAATTCTTCCATACTTCCTATTGTACTATCGCCAATAATATCAAACCAACTGATTTTGTGTAAGTAATAGCTTTTGTTATCTAGGACTATTCTATTTTCGCTTTTTCTTTTTTCTTCTTTTTTTTGCACTTCGTCTCTTACGCATGGGTCTTTTATTCATCAAAACTGCAAGTGTTGATGTTGTTGTAATTCCACTCATTTCCCTATCCTACGCATTGTTTCAGAATGTGCTTGAGAGAATGTAAGTTTTCTTCTCCCACCCATCAATCGTGCCATGCCTCTCATGTGTCTCAAAGTATGATGCCTTGCATGAGAACGCATGGTCTTTTGTTGTCTTGGACTAAGGTTCTTAATAATATCTTTTATTGAAGCTACCTTAACCATTATTTCTTTTTCTTTTTTTTCTTTTTAGGTTTTTTAGGTTTCATAGGCTTTGACCTCATTGAACCCCTACTTGAACCATATCCAACTCCTCTAGGCATATTACTTTCCTTTCTTTTTCTTCTTCTTTTTCTTCATTATCGCTTTTTGTAAAGCCATAGGTAATTTTTTTTGTTTCTTCGTTAGTTTCATATTTACCTCTAATGAAGAATATAATTATGTACTCCGATTGTTATCAATACGATAATAATCGCTTGAACCCACCATTTTAAACTTACAAATGAGTCCCACCATTTTTCTATTCTTTGTTTCATTTCGCCACTCCTTTAGTTTTCTCAAAGGTTCTTAATGCACCCATGCCAAGTAAAGACATAACAAGAGGCATAAGAGTCCCCATATCAAGTTGAGGAATGTTTAGCACTTCGTATTGGAATAGACCACAAATAAATAAAATAAATTTACTTAATACAAACTCCCAAAAAATTGCTAAAGCACAGGAAAACCCTATCAATGGTCTCCATGCTCTTTGAAGAAAACCACTAATACCACCGGCAGTTGATTGAGCATCAGCAAGATTTATTGACATTTGTTTTTCTTTAAGTTTTGCATCTATCTCTTGCATTTGAAGTTTTAACTTTTCTTTTTCTTCTCCTGAGAAATGCAAATCATCTATTACTGTTCCAACAGTTTTAAGTGTGTCTCCACCAAATATTTTACCTAATACCATTATAATCTCCCATCTTCTTTTAGATATTTACTTACTTTAGCCATTTTGCTTCTAAGATCGTTGTCCTTATATTTTTTTCTTGTTTCCAAAATATATTGTTTCTCTTCATAAGTCGTTATTCTTTTCTTATGTTTTCTCAGATCAACTCTCCCATCTTTTTTGCTAATCTCTCTGCTCTCGCTGGTGTATGCTTCTTCGCCCATAAACTGTCCAACATCTCTAGTTTTGCTATATCATACCTTTTATTGTTCAATGCTTCAAACATCTTCTTAAATTTCATAACCTTAGGTTTTCCAAGTTGAAAACACATATGAATAATAATCTCTACACATTCATAACTAACATCTAAATCTTTACAAAGACTAACAGCATCTTGATAGGCAATTTGAAAATCGTACTCAAAAACTTTTTCTAATTCTTTATGAGAATACTTTACACCCTCTTTAAATTTATCTCTTGGTAAAACTAAATGACCATAGCCTATTGTGGCAAATCCAAGATGGTCTTTATACATTGTATCTCTGTAACCCTCTTCTTCTTTTATATGATCTTTAACTTCTTCTAAATTCATCTTGTTCCCCCTATACCTAAATATATTTCTTCATCTTCTTCTTTTATTTCATGTACTGCTTTTTTTAAATATACAGCCGCATCTAATAATTCTTCTATACTATTTTCTATGGCTTGTATCTTGTTCATTCTGGCTGACTTCATAGTATTCTTATATTTTAAAATACCCCTGTTTGACCTGTCAGCCATTTGGTTCATCAGTTCTGTTACTATTGGGTCTTTCGTCTTTTTTTCTTTCATATTTCTCCTTTAGTTCAAGCATAGAGATAAAGTTATGTCCCTGAACATGACCATCAGCCAACAACAACTGACTTACTCCATAACTCCAACCATTTGCACTATTCTTAGCATAACTTTCAACATGACCATAGTCCATACAAGTTCCTACATTCACAATTTTAACATAATTACCTCTACCCAGCTTTGAGGCTCTCCATGATCTTTCTCTATGACTATGACCGAATACTATGTCGTGAGTAGCACCATTTGAAACTTGACTCGCCTCAGCCATTTTTCCCCCAATCTCTCTACCTATTTCTGATAAAGGAACATGAACAAAAGCAACCCCTTTAATAAAATGAAACTCTCCATAAGCTGAGATACCCCAACCTTTTGACATAAACATTCTTTCATATTGTTGAGAAAATGCACCTACAACTTCTTTGTTTTCGTTTTCATATTTGTATAATCGCATCTCATGGTTGCCTAAAGTGTAATGTTTTATAGGGTTTATATCTCCCATACCCTCATACAATAATTCTAAAGCATCTTTAGTAGCATTTATATCAGCTAGTATTGGTGGTTTCTTTTGACCCTTTACAGTATGATTTTTATCAAATGTAGAGCAACTATCAAAACTACAAAAATCCCCTATACAAACTAGATGGTCAGGGTTGTATTCTTTTATTTGTCTCCCTATCCAATAAAATCTCTCAAGGTCTTGCTCAGGGGAAACATGAGCATCAGGTATTACAAAAACTTTTGTTGGGTCGCTAAAAGTCGTTCTTTGTGCTGGTATTCTTATTATTGGTTTTTTATATTCCTCTATAACTATCTGAGGTTTTACTTCCTTATATCTTTCCCATTCTATTCTCCAATGTGAACTCTCTAAAGCAAGTTTTTCTATCTTATCTATTTTTCTTTGAAGTGTAGTTCTAGGAATTTGTGTAACTTCTTCTACTATTTTCTTTGCACCTTTAGGATTATGTGGGCCGCCTGTCCCTAATGGGGGATAACCCTTATCAAGAGCTTCATGCAGTTTTTCTTGAATAAGTTTGAGTTCGTCCCACTCTTTATCGTCCATCAGCCAAACATTCGCAAAACCCAACTCACAAATTGAGTTGCAACCATAAACCCTATCGCCCATAAAATATAATTGAGTCGGTCTATGTCTCTTTGCATATGTTTCAAATGATTGTTTTCTAACAAATCTAGTTTGTTGTAAATGTGTAGGATATGTTCTTTGGTTGTTTTAGGTGTTAATTTGCTCATAATCTTTCATGCACTTCATAAGTAAACCGATTTCTTTCTCTATCAAATCTTCATTAATAGTTTCAATTATATCATCAATAAAAATATCGCAAGATTTTAAATCTTCAAACTTTATAGGTAGTTTGCCATCATAAGCACAAAAAGGAACTATAGATATATTATAAATACAAATAATCGTATGAACAAACCACATTAACCTTGTCTATTGTATTTTTTCCAAGACTTCAATTTGTGTTTGTTTTTTGGTTTAGACCTTGAGGAATTACCAATACTTGTTCTTTTCTTTACTTTATCAAAGATAGATTTACCTGTATCTAATCTTTTAACCATTCATTTGACTAAGAGGATTTTCCAATGCAAGTTTTATTCTTTTTTCTATTTTTTCTTCTAGTTCATTCATACTTTTTTCCAACTTATCCGACAATACTCCCATGCGTTCCTGAATGTCCTTTATATTATCGGCTAACTCTCTCTTATTTTCTCTTGTATCTTCCTTAATCATTTGTTCTACATCATTAACTATTCGTTCTATTCTTCTTACATCTTGCCTTAAGTCTGTTTTCAGTTCGTTAGCAACATCAGAAACCAAAGAAACTTCTTGCAAAATCATACTCATTTCTGTTTGCATCATATCAACTTCTTGTTGAACTAATTCTATTCTTTTATCAAAGCCTGACATATCTGGTGCTGAATAACTTTGTATTTTTTCTTTCATATCAAGATAATCTTTGTAAAACTCAAAACCACCCCAAGCACCACCAATCAAAGTAGTAAGAGCAGTAATAATAACTACTATCTTTCCGCCTTTAAATTTTAGACCAGCAAATTCTAGTTCTGCCATTGAC